TGAGTCTAATCACTGAACCCAGTTTCTATGAACGTGAAACACTCAAAACAGAAAAGACCATTATGGCTATCTATGGCGGAACTATACCGATTTGGGTAGGCGGTTGGGCCATACCTGAAAGTATGCGCCGCCTGGGGTTTGATGTGTTTGATGATATAGTAGATCATAGTTACGAACGCATGGTAGATCCTTGGGATCGCGCCTACTATGCTGTAGAAAAAAATCTACATCTATTGCGTGACGTTGACCGCACTCGAAAGTTTATACAAAATAATCGGGCTAGATTTCAACATAATCTTGATCTAGTGCATCGCAATGTGTTCATGGAAGATCTTGTAGAAAAAATCAACCGATATGATGCAAAGACTCAACGTGTGCTCAGAGAAATTTCTCGAGGTTTCAGATTTAGATTGTTTAATGATTATAAATTGCTAGGTGATATATTAGGCAGGCCTGGTCCACCGATTGAAGAAACAAAGAGATGGGGTTAAAGTCTCTCAAGATAGCGTAAAAACTTTTCCAAGTCGCCATACATGGCATACATGATGGCTTGTTGACTGCCGAATATAATTAGTTTGGGAGTTTTACCGACTTTGAGATAGTAGGGACAATCCAGTTTTCGATTCAAGGTCATCAGCAAACCGGGACTCAACATTTTTGTAAAATCAAACTGGTATTGTTCAATGGACAAAAATTTAAAAGTATCATACCCAGATATACTCAATCTCAATCCACCATCATTTCGCAAATCTTGCCACCACGACTTTAACGCCCATTCAAAACTAGGCCGATCATCTACTGGCAGTTGATTTAACAGTTGTTGGGTAAGTTGTTGTTTATCGGGCATCGGGGTATACCTGCGCCCCCTGCGTCAACAGCACCACTGTGAACTTGTCAGTCTTGAATTGTGTGTTGAGTTTTTTGGCCAAGTTTCTGGCATGCCCGGGATTGGAAAAACTTACTTTTTTGTATTTGGGTCCGGGGTATTGTGTGAGCATGTTTGATGTTTTCAAGTTAATGGGCTTGGTATCAAAAAACACAGCCCACACTCCCTCGGAGGCCAACACTTGCTCGGTCTTGTAAGTTGCTTTGTCAGTGTGCTCGATCAGCACCGTTGGCTTGGGTCTACTCATCGTTATCTCCGTAGTTTATTTATCTCAAAAACTACGTGCTTTTAAAACCACCACCACTCATCTCCACTGTGACAGTTTCTTCGCGACTGGCCGAATTGCGCATACTTTCCAAGGTCAACAACAGTTTGGTAATGTCCCCGTGTAGGTCTTTGGCATCACGCAAGGTCATTGTGAGGTCACGTTGGCCACGACTTTCTGCAGCCTTGATTGTATCCACAAAACGATTGATATGTAGACTCATTTCAAGAAAATTTCTTCATGAAATGTGTTTTACTGAGATACTGCTCAAGTTCAGGTGGAATCCATCCCTGTGGCTTGAGTACTTTGCCATCTTCACGCTTTCGAACCTTGCCGGTGTCTCGATCGATCTTGGCAAAGTTTGTGCGCATGACTTCCTTCCATGCACCTTCGCCGTCGGCACCCAGGCTGTGAATAGCACCAATTGTGACCACCAAGATGTCAATCAGGGCATCTAAGTCGTCTTTGGCTGTGGTACTGGCCACAAGTTCATCAAATTCTTCTCTAATGAGGTTACAATACATTTGGTATTGTTGTTCATTGAACTCGCCTGTGGTTTGATCACAGGCCTTCATGAATTTTTCTTGATCACGAAACGGATTGGTCATTGGCTTGCTCTTGAGTTTGAAAAGGACCTTGGTAAGCATAACGCTCCAAGGCAATAAGTTTGGGGTGTTGCACCACTCGCCACTTGCGATGTTGTTTGACCCGGTACCAGCCTGCTGCGAACCAGGACTTAGATTTTTCTTCTTTGGTAAACAACGGTAATTTATGTTTGACATCCCACAGTGGATTGAACACCGCACCCATGACCTCGTGTCCATACACCATGTTTGCCGGCTGTGGCGTTGCTGTTTCAGCTGGCTCGAATTGGATGTTTATGGCATCGCGAGCCATTTTAATGGTTTGATATTTTGCTACACTGTCTAGGATTTTTATTGTGCAGTTGCCGTTGTCAGCAACTTCAAGTTGGCCAATCTTGCGATTATCCTTCTTGAGTATCCAATACTGATTCTCTACTATGGGTTTGGCTAGTATCATCTAGTACTCCTTTATATGTTTCGTTGAGCCATCGACTGACTTGTTCGGCGTTCTCACTGAGTTTGGTCAACTCATACCGGCCACAGAATCGCATGAAGTGAACTCCAACTTGTCCAACGTCGCGATGACTGACTTGCTCACGAATGCATTGGTCAACCACGGCCTTGACATCATCGGGTTGCGCAGTAAGGTCAACCAAGGTCCGATTGCGTTCGTAATCATCCTTGACTCGGTGTTCTGCACCATTGTGGTCAGTCCAACGTTGTAGCATCAGATTGTTCCAGTTGTAGCCTTTATTACCGCGATCCGCGTAGGCTTCACGGAGACCAACCTTATTCTTTGTTCCCTTCTCACGTACTCCCGGATATGCACTAAACACATTGTCGGAGGTGTCCCCACGCATGCACTTTTCAAATAGTAGCCATTGGGGGTCCGGAGTGATTTTTGGTTGTTTAGTTTTCTTATCAACGACAGGGTTGCCTTTGGCATCAAATATACCTTCCAGGGTCAGTAGTTCGTCCGTGATACCGTTGTATTGTTGTACATTGGCAGCCAGTAACTGCACAAAGTCAGTGTCTGAGCTTACAATTGTGTGTTCATCTTGGGGGTGTAGTGCAATCCAACGTGCAATGACGTCATCTGCTTCGGCGGTGGCGCAGCGGACGACGCTACAGTTTGTTCGAGTAGACAAGTATTTAGTCAGCTCATCATAGGTTTCCCAAAACAGCTTGTCTTCTTCTGCTTCAGTTTCCGTCATTGCACCACGTGCCACAGCACGGTTTTTCTTGTAGGGTTCGTAGAAGTCCTTGCGCCAGCTACGCCCTTCTAGTGCAAAAATCACATGATCTGCTTGGAATCTACGAGCCACTTTGTTGGCGGCCATAATGGTCACATGCAGGGCAAAGCCCAATTTGGTCCATGTGTCACTGGCACGATGTGCACTGTGCCTGGCACGGAAAAACATGTTGGCAGTGTCAATCAGCAGATATTTCATTGGGTGCAATCAGGTTGTTATCGTTGATGTATTGTAACACATAGTTGGCCCAAAAGCAATGGGCATCAGCACCAAAATGATATGTTTTGGGATTTACGTATTCAAAACCGTTGTTTCTACACACAGCACTATAGGAATGATCTATGGAATAGGGTTGAATATATGAAACTCCCCAATCCTGATCTGCTGGCAGTTCACTGAATGTACTGTGTCCGTTAAAAAACAAGTGCGGTATTTGAAGATGCGTCAACTCTTGATGAAAAGCCCAAATTTGGTCATGTGCTCTACGAGTGGCCACTTTCCAATCAACATCAATCACATACTGCTTGTACCTATCACGCAGTTCGGGTGGAACTATATCCCATCCACTGGCGTTGACTTGATACCAGATGCCATTGTGTAACCACTCCTCGCGTTCCCAAGTTGACCACTGTATGATCATAAAAGTGTTGGATAGTTTATCTGGATTGTTTTTGATCCAATCACGTGTGGTACGAATCATGCGGTCATTGCTACTGGCTGACTCTGCAGCACAATACATTTCAATACCGAGATGCTGGGCCAATTTAGTGCACCAACTCACCGCTAGATTTGCAGGGTGCGGTCGACGATCTATGCCATTCTGACCATCATCTACAGCAAATGCTGCATCGACTGCGGCTTCTGCAGCCGCGGTATGGCTACAGCCGTTAACGTATAAAATCATTCTTGATATGTGGGATTTGGAATTTCTAATTCAAACACATGGTATTCACTGAATACTGTGTCGGTGTTCTTGAGTAGTTCTATGGTGCGAAGTTGCTCGGCTTCTTGTCGTGTGCCGTAAAATCCTGAACCAAATGTGACGCTGCTACCACCGCCATACACATAGCTCATTTGAAGCCCGGTCTGTTTGATCACAGCATAGACCTTGAATGTGGGCAACGGTTTAAGTGGTTCCATCTTTCAACACCTTGAATGTTTCTGCTTCTACTACACGTTTGCGTAGGCTTGAACTGGAGAAGCTGTGGTCACGTCGGTTGAATACATGTTGTATTCCTCGTGCTGCACCTTCACTGCGACCGGTGAAATTGGTGTCCTCGTACTCTACACCCAGAATTCGAACATCAATGGGAAGAATCAAGATCAAGTCAATGAGATCTTGCTCGGTGCTGTACACCACAACTTCATCAACGTAGCGACACGCCGCCAACTGTATCTGGCGTTCCACAATACTTTGTACAGGCCTATTCTTGGTATCTGGCCTGTCGATAGTGGGATCAGTCTGTAACCCACAGATGAGGTAATCACAGTGATTCTTTGCTTCGGAGAGCATTGCAATATGGCCTGCATGTAGCATGTCAAAGGTCGAGAATGTGATGCCAATTTTTTTACCTTGATCTTTGAGATCTTTGATGTGATTTAAAATCATGATACTTCGCTCCTACCGTTGCCGATGTCTCTGGTGTTGACGTATTGACTACTGTATTTTTGTATAGCTTGTTCTTGTTCCCAAGTTTCCATGACAACATGTCTACAAATGTTTTGGAACCAGCGATCCACAATGTCTGCATCTGTGTCCGTGGGCTTCATCATGTAGCCGGCCTTGACCAGGCGCGCCACAAATATTTCATTCCAATCCAGTTCAAACGCACCTTGATGCAGATTGCTAGGATCAATATCCATCTTGACAATGCTCACATACGGTTCACCTTTTTCTGTAGCCAGTTCCTTGTCGGTCTTGGCAGGTTCTTTTGTGGCTTTTGGTGTGTCATCCACGGGTGTGGATATACGTTGTTTCTTTTTGGGCTTGTTAAACCAATCAAATATCGCCATTAGGTTCCCCATTCGTTCTTGAAAAGTGGCACTTGAAGTCGATCACTGTACCGCCAGCCTTTTCGCATTGCCATGTCTGCCACTGCACGATTGTTAAGGGTATACACCCGCTCAACACCACCAACGGGCATAATATAAACAGGACCCGTAAACCCTGCCGCACGATATTCATCAACGGCTCTTTCAGCATCTTGCAAGTCCCCTTGTGTAGCCACAACAAATTTGAGATATGTGTAGCCATAGTCTTCATAGCTACAAACAATTTCGGGCCTGATGGCTTCTTCCCACTTCTCTCCTGAACATGGCAGTTTGGCACTGACACTGAATGTGAGTTCTCGCAACCAGTCTTTGTCATGATGATGTGCCCAACGATGCAGATACGATCCAAACTCTTTGCTGATTTCTTGAGTGCCGTTGGTTTCAAATGTGATTTCTTTGAGACTCGACATCTTGGGAT